GAGAACGGGTTGAAGAAACCTGATAAAATCCGACGCTTTGATAATCTCGCTATTGTTTCTCGTGGTGCTGCTCCAAGTAATGAAGTAGATTCTGGTGAATCTGAAGAGTTGGATGTAGAAGAGCTTCAGGCTTGTTTCGATGATGGACCTGAATTCGAAGCGGGAGAGTTAGAAACATTCACCGAAGAAATTCAAGATAATATTAATTACAAACAGTACCTTTACGACAGTCCCGAAGCGGCTGAAGGCGCTGCTCAAGGACTTGATTGTGAAGGATATCATAAACATGATATTGACGGTGGGACATGGTATATGCCGTGTGAAAACCATGATGAATTCTTAGCTAATGTAAAAGCTAAGTCTGAAGAGCTTCAGTTATCTGAGGCACGGAATCCCGAGTATGATGGTACTGAAGAGTCTTCTTGGGGTGATGTTAGTAAGGACTTAACTGCTTGGGCTGATGCTCTTGGGTATGATGATGTTGAAACTGTTTCTGACTTAACGGAAAGTCAAAAGCAGGAAGTAGCTAATCATACTCTCCTTGGAGATCCGGAATCGGATACTTGGCAGAGTTTAAGTTATTTCCCTGTTGTAAATCCGAACACCGGAAGTCTGAACCGGGGGGCTTTAGAAGCTGTACGAAGCGGTCGTGGACAAGCCGCTGATATCCCACAGTCTACTTATGAAAGTGCGTATGAAGTAGCTGGTAGTTTGCTTAATGAAAATTGGGATACCGATGTAGAAGAAGAAATGTCTGAGCATAGTGAAATGAGTGAATATAGCAGCGAAGAAATGAGAATTGCTTCTCAAATGTCTTCGTATTCGGAAGCTACAAAAACTCAATGTCTCCGTGTTATTGACTTGATGAATCCTGAAAGAAAAACAGATGTATATTCTTTCATGGATGTTCTTTCTAAAGTAATGCGAGAGCAAGAAATGGAGAAGATGTATGAAGAGATGAAGAAAGTCAATGGAGACGGAATGGAAGAAGACGAAGACAGCGGAGAAAGTCCGCTAAATAAAATATTTAATTGAAGGAACTGAGTGATCCCTTCTAGTGTTTAGCGAGGGTGACAGTTTCTTTCTTGCAGTAAATAAACATAAGTTATAAATTATGACTAAGATTGATGATGATGTTCTTGAGCGTCTTGAAGCAGAGGCACAGGTTGCTGACGCTGATGTTGAAGAGCTTACAATTGCAGTAGAATCGGATATTGAACAGAAGAATTCTGAAGTTGAAGAGCTTCAGTCTGAGGTAGAGGAAAAAGAGTCTGAAGTTGAAGAGCTTCAGTCTGAGATTGAAGAGAAGGAAGAGAAGGTAGATGAAATGAGTGAACAGATTGATTCTGTAGCCGAGACGTATGCTGAAGAGCTTTCCAAGCACAATGATGTGCTTGATAAGGAAGACTTCCTTGGAAAGTTTGAGTTTGAAGAGCTTCAAGAGAAGTACGAGGATCTTGATACTTCTGGTCCTGCTCCTAATTCGGGAGATCCGGGCGCTGGCTTCCAGAGTCCTAATGAACCTGAGAATCCCGAGGGAGAGTCTGAAGAACTTTCGAAGAAGGCTAAGGTTGCCTCTGACCAGTTCAAGCGCCGTGGTGGTGTGTGGGAAGAGCTTTCGGAGGATATCGAAGAGAACGGACTTGGCGAGGTCCGGAAGCGTGGCAACGGTAGCGACGAAGAAGTATTCGCGTAAATTTTAGGTGATTAAATATGGTAGCTGCTGCTGACCCCGACGAGCTGGCTGAACAGAATTTAGATCCCGGCGATCTTGCATTTGAGGATGGACAGACCATTCCTCTCCCCGCTGATCCTTCGGCTTCCTTTATTGATGGTGGTACTCCGGTAGACTTCGATGCTAACGGGTATATTGAACCAATGGAAGGTGCAGATTATTCTGCCGGTGATACTATCCTTGGTGTTGTTCTCGATAGTGCTGATGAGAGTGACGCCATTCGACTGACTGATGAGCGTGGTGATGATAATTACTACGCTGTTCATGTTGATCGGCTTGGTGTTGCTGTTACAGTAACCGGCGGAGCTTCTGTTGGTGATACTGTGCAGGCCGATGGTGCTGGTGGATATGAGACTGTTGCAGACGGTCCTCATCCTGTTGTGAAGGTTGCTGATTCTGCTGAGGATCTTTACGTGATCCTGAAGTAAATTAGGTGATATAATATGGTAAATATTACGACTACGGACGTTTTAACGGAACAGCGGATTCGTCGTGTTATTAATGAAGAGCGGGAGTACCCGCTTGTATGGAACATGGCGTTCGAAACGATTCAGATGCCGGAAGATCATCCTTCGAAGACATGGGAACTTCCACAGGATGAAGCGGTTATGTCCTTCCCCGGTCGTGTTTCGGAGGGTGGTGAGTTCCCCCGGACAGAAGAAGACGTTGACACGCAGACTGTCACCGTTCAGAAGCACGGTTTCGAAGTGAAGGTTACGTGGGAAGCGACTCAGTTCTCTGTCTTCGATGTTGTTGCTCGACAGACCGAGAAGGCGGCTCGTCGCTTCAACCAGTACATTAACAAACTCGCGTATGACTTTGTAAGTGATACCGGCAACCAGCACCCCGAGTCTCCTGTCGCTGTGGCAGATGTTTCGGATGCTGATTCGTTCGGATTTGAACTTGCTAACTACGCGAAGAAGGTCATGAAGGATGATCAGCTTAACCCCGATATGTTAGTGGTTAATACTGAGGGTGAGCGTGTTCTTCTGAACAGCGATAACTTCCAGCGTGCCTCTGACCTTGGTGATGAGGTGACTCGGGAAGGTGCTATCGGGCGTTTCGTTGGGATGGATGTAATGGTTGAGAATTCGGGTCTTATGCCCGATAATGATGCTGAGGGATACTTCATTGACACCGATGAGTATGGTGTTGAGGTAGTGAAGCAGGATATCGCTACTGAAGAGTACGAAGATCCCGAGCGACAGGCTAATATTATTCAATGGTGGACCATGAGAAATTGGCACGTTGAAGAGCCTGAAGCTGCGATTAAGATTGTTCAGTAGAGATACTGACAATCTTGCATAGCCCCGCTAACTATTTTTATATTCATATGTAATTATGGCAGATTTCACAGTATCTTTGAGTGATCAAGAGTTAATAGATGAAGTACGCGATTCTTTAGCGGGGCTAGACTCATCAAAGATTCCTGATTCAACGATAACACAGACGGCTGAACGTTTTGTTATTCCTCTTTTAAATAATAATATTCCTGAAGAAGTAAAGAAACAACAAGCCGAATATCAAGACAGTTTTGATAGTGCTGTTATTGCTTGGACAGCAGAACTTTCATTTAATGCTTGGATGACATTTACTCGTCTCCGAGATGCTGAAGTGGAAGCGTATACTGATCCCGGTCAGTACAAGCAACAGTTGGCTCAGAAGACAAATCTCGCACTTCAGTTGGTTAATACGACTCGGCCATCGGATATTCCCAAGGAAACTGTTACTGTCAAGCATGACGGTGTTCAACGCACAGTTGACTTATCTCAAGAGTGGGTGTATATCTAAATGTTAGTTGAAGATGGAGCCAATCAACTAATCGCTCAATTTGGTGAAGAAGTGGAAATTATTTCTATGGGTGAAGGAGAGTTTGAAGATCCTAGCGATCCTATTTATCATTCTTCGGCTCAAACTGAAGGAACTTCTTCAACACATAAAGTTAGATTATATACAACTCCTTCTGATGAGCAATTAGAGACTTATGGGTTTGATGAAGATACCGAGTCGATGATTTATTCAACAGATGATATCGCTGAACAAGGCGATAAAGTTGTATATGAACCCGGAGATACAGATTGGGTTGTTGGTCGGACAGAGACAAATCAGCTAGGAAATGGACCTTATTTATTTGTATACCAACTTATAGGTGAATAAAATATGGTCGATTTCGCTGTTGAAACGATAGGCGATAGTCCCGGAGATATTGAAAGCCGTCTAACTGAAGTTAATCTTCAAGCATCCAATAGAGCTAATCAAGCGTTGATGGATACAGCGAGAGATGTGAAAGATGAGTTAGAAAAGACTTCGCCTCATGACACCGGAGAATATGAATCAAGTTGGTATGTGTATCCCGCTAAAGAAGATGAGGTTTGGATATTAAATGAAGCTGATCATGCTCCATATGTAATGCTCCCCAACTCTCGTATGGTTGGCTCCGAACAAGCTGATTTACCTACTTCGGGAGTTCTTCACAACGTAGAAGGTGTAGCTAGGGGAGAATCCAATACTCTTTCTTCAGCTATTCAACAAGCAATTCAAGATTTAATGGAAGAATTTAGTGTATGAATTTGGAAAATTCTAATAAACGGTTGAAGGCTGGTTTGGTAAGGCTTCTACGTGATAACGTGTCGGGTTGGTCTACCGATAATGATATTGGTGTTCCAAACGTTTGGCCTTCATCTCCACCCGAATCTTCTGAAGATGAATTTCCAAGAGGCGCAGTTGATATAACAGAAGGTGAAGATTTTGACCTTTCTGTTGATTTAGACGTGCGATTGCGAGAAGTTACTGTGAAAATTGTAGTTTTTGCTGAAAGTGAAGGGCCTGCTGAAAGTTTAATTGATGATGTTGAGGATGCTGTAGTTGACTATTGGGATGATTCTGATTCTAATGGTGATAACTACACGGGAGATTGGACTTATAGGCAGGTTGAAGGCTTTACTCCCCTAGCCGAAAATGCAGGAGATAAGGGGAATTTGCGGTACAATAAGTCAATTAACATGATTTTCGAAACAGTCAAGGTAAATTAAAGTGATTATTTATGCCCGGTGAATTTAGTCCTGTCGTTGGATCTCAGCCCGTTGAGTATGCGGAAGAGACAAATTATGCCACAGAATTGCCTGAACCAACTGCTTATAATTGGTTTGGTATTACTACATCTTGGTCTGCTGATCAAGGTGTAGAATCAACTAGCATTACGTATCTTCCCGAGTATGGAGCAGATAATAAGCTTGAAAAGCGTGTTAATGTCAAGCTTCGTGAAATGTATGAAGGTGAAGTGACATATCATCCTCAAGGTGACTTTAGTTTCCTCCAATACTTCACAGGTGAAGTTGGTGGTACTCTCGATGATGTTTCAAGTCTTCAGATAGGAGAAATTAACGAAAGCGATGATACATATCGTCGCTTAATGGGAGGTGTCGGTGAAGAAGTTACTGTTTCTGTTGCTGAAGATGAAGTAGTTGAAGTAAATGGTAGCTTTACATTTGGCGAAGCTACTGATTGGGGGGATATTGATTATGTAGGCGATACTGGAACAGTTGATCTAGATTCGCCTGTTACTCCTGAAACTGATGATAGTGTCGGTGTTCAAACTTCTTCTGCTACAACCGGCGAAGTTCTTCTTTATGATACCAACGGAGATGAACTAGCAAGGGTTAGTGCAGATACAAGTTATGTTGGCGCTGATGTAGGCGGAACTGAAGTCTTTTCAGTCCGTCTTGTTAATACAGATACTCCCATTACTGGTGAAACTATTACAGTTAATGGCGAAACAGATGGCTCCGGTACTAATTCCGGTACTGCTACAGTTGATGCTTCGGGAGAACACGCTTCTGAAGATACAACAGAGCCTTGGTCGTATGATAGCTTAGGTTCTGTCACGTATGGCGGAACTGAAATGGATGGGGCTATTGATAGTGTTGAACTTACTATTTCTAACGATCTTGCTGTTGTTAGAGATGCTAATTCTGATCTTTCAACACAGATTGATGCTATTGTTCCCGTTGACCGAGAGATCACAGTAAGCGTTGAGTTTACTTACGATAACTTCGATATTCTCAACGAAGTTCGGAGTTATACTGCGAAAGACTTTGAGTTTACTATCGGTGACACTACTTTCACCGTTGGAGGTGTCAAATTTCCGACAGCCCCATACGAGTTTACTGCGGATGATCTAGTTGCTGACTCCCTTGACTCTGATCCAGCTAATAGTATTAGTTGGACTACAACAACCCCGTAATTTAATACTGTCGGACTACAATTATCCGTATGTCCAAAGTATGTTGTCCGGTTTGTGGAGAGGGCTTTAAGCAAGTTGGCATTCATTGGTCTTCGGGGGATGTTTGCCATGAACCTCCCCTCTCTGAGTACCTTTTCGATATTATTAAAGGTAATCTAATGGGAGATGGATGTATAGATAAAGCTGACAAAAACCCCAATCTAGTTTGTGAGATGACGAATAGAGAATATTTGGAGTTTTTAGATGATGAATTGGGGGTATTCTCTACACAGGTTAGAATGACAAAAACTGCCGAAGAAGCAGCTAAAGAAAACCGTGAACGTGATTTCCGGCCCAATGCTAAAGCAGAAGATTATTCAGATAAGTATTCTCTCCGGACTAGAAATTTAGAGCAATTAGAAGAACTTTCCGATTGGTATTCTTCCGGGAAGAAAGTCTTTCCCGAAGACCTTGAATTGACTCCAACTATCTTGAAGCATTGGTATGTTTGCGACGGACATTATTCTCTCAAAGAAGAGTCTGTTCGTGGCAATATTGTTCTTTCGATGAACAATGAACGAGATAATAAAGAGAAGATAGAGAAGTATTTTGATGATATTGGTGTTGAAGTAGGACGTTGGCGTGAGTATGATGCTGGCGATTATATTGATTGCTCGGCTGTATTTCATGCTGACGAAACAGAAAGATTGTTTGAGTACATGGGTTCGCCATTGCCCGGTTTTGAATACAAATGGCCTAAGAAGTTGCGATAAAAGAGGTAATTATTAAGAATGACTGATACATTTGAAGTAGATGGTGAAGAGTATGAATTAGAAGGTAATCCGTCTCTCCGTACTGTACGTAAAGTACAGTCTATGCAGATGAATGTAATCAAGTCCTATGTCTCTGAAGATGATTTGAGAGACATGGATTCGCTTGATGATGAAGGAGAGATTATTGAAGCTATTCTTGAGTCTGGTGGCATGGAAGCCCTACAAGATGTTATGTGGGAGCGTTCTTTGCTTGAGACGGCCCAAACCATTTCTCTTGCCCTCGACTCTGTATTCGATCCTTCAGACTTCGATAGCATGAAGGCTAATGAGTTTAAGGAGTTACGGAGTGAATCTGAAGAAGCTCTTGATGGAGATGCTGATGATTTTTTCAACGACTTAGGGATCGGTTCGTTATTGAACGAGGATCAGATGCAGCAGAGAGCTACGGAAATGACCAGCAGAGAGACTTAAAACAGGAACTTCTCCCGCTTAATGCAGTCGAGCGTGTAAAGAAAATAAAACGCGCTATCCGTGGGAAAGAAACGTATCAAGGCTACTCTGAACATCAAATAATGAAGAAATATTCTATTGGGTATGATGAGTTAATGTCATTCCCTTATGAAAAATATCTTGAGTTTTCTAAGATAATTAGCCTTGAAGCAAAAGAAGAGAAGAAGGAACAAGATAAAATGGAGGATAAAGTTTAATGACTTACTTTGGTGATATAGCAATTCCGTGGGTGAGTGAAAAAGATACTTCTGTAACCAAAGAAGTCATTGAAAAGAACTTCGTTGATAAAGCACCCGATGTTTATGAGCTAAATACGAATTTAGAATCGGGAAGTTATTCTATTGTTCTCAATGAACAGTATCATCCACGAAACGAGAGTTTTGAAGAACAGCACGATGCTGTTTTATCCATGCCTTCTCGCCATGCTAGTGAGTTTCCTGTAGATGTTGGAGGAGATATTGGTTATATAGACGTTACTTCTTCTACAACAACCTCTACTCCACAGCAAGAGATTGACGAAGGAGAGATCAGTATTTATTTTTATGAGAGTGACGAGTATTCTCCTGCTGTAAAGTCTATTTTAGATGAAGGCAGGTTTAGTAATTTCGTTGTTGAACCTGTTGAGTCTCTTATTGGCTTTCCCTCTTTTATCAATGTTGTTGGGGAAACTTCTGACTATACGATACCAAGCGAAGATGGCGATATTGATTTATATATCGTAACTTCAGGAGAAGTTTTAGAATTCAATTCAGCAGATATCGTAGAAGCAGAACAAGAATCCATTTGTCGCTTATTCGATGGTGAAGATAATAGAGTTTATAGCGATTCGAAGGATATTCATTTTGGCTCTAATATAGAAAATTCACTTATTGATATAACATTTAATGGAAACTCGTCTTCCATCGAGTATTATTCGGGTTCTTGGAATGATCTAGGGCAAGTTGAGTTAGCTTCAGATTATGGGTATGCTTCTGATAACTCTAATGATTTTATTACTGTTGAATTTATAAATGATAATGGAGCTTCAATTTATCGTGGCTTTCCTTGTGTAGAGTATAACTTTGAAGGAGAGTCTACGTTTACTCATACTTTAGACGGAAGTTTGGTTTCTGAAGAAGATTATTATTTGCATTATCAAAATACACTTGGTGATGATATGGTAATGGTAAAAAAATCTTCTGATGGTCTTTTCTTTGATTCAAGTTCAGCTTTTGGAGTTGAACAACTGAATACTTCTAAAGAGTATAATATTTTTATTGGATACGTTCCTGATGGTATTCCTGTTGAAGACTATGCACGGTACGTCTATTACTTAGACAAAACTCCACGGACGATGATATAATGTTTATTGGAGACATTGAACTTCCCATAGTCAATAATATTGAGAAGGGTGGTGACTCTGATTTTACCGAGATAACTTCTAATGTAAAAAATGTCGGAGTTAAACACGAAAAAAATGTAGAGCAAGTCTCCATCGTTGGTTATCTCAATCAGGAAACTCATTCTAATTCTTTATCTTTAGGAGAACAAAAAGATCAGTTGAAGTCGCTTAAAAATAAACATAAGTCTGAAAATTCTATAAATTATAGAAAATTTAAAGGGCATTTGCTTGTTGAAGAAGTTAATGTAGTAGAAGATGGGAGTAGTCGGATTGTAAAAGAGGCAGAAATTATCGCTCGCTACTTCCCTTGGCCTAAGTATTTCCCCGATAATCAACCATGACTGAATACATTGGAGACATTCCTGTATCTTCTATACAGAACATTACTATAACAGATTCAGAAAATTCTGATGAAATTGATCTTGTGAATGAACAAGATAATTTTGTTCTAGAAAATACAGAAGGAGGAAGAGAGATTGATATTGAGTTTACTTTAGTCAAGAATACTCATCCTGAAAAATTGGAAGTTGAAGAGCAAAGAGAAGAAATGAAGTCTCTTGTCTCTAATGATGCTTCTGATAATTATTTTGAACATGATAACCAGAAGTATTTTCTCTCGGTAGATAGTGTTTCTAT